GTATCATCGCCCTTGATTCTCAACCCACGGGTTTTCAATCCCCCAGGCAAGTTGGACAAAGTGCCCGCATCAACGAGTTGACGCAGCAGACTCGTCGCTGATTTCGCGAGTCCACCGATCATATGTATCAATCCAAGGTTATAGAACCCGATCCCAGGAACGTATCCGTAGTGGACGAAATGTTGTTTCTTTATTCGATGTGGATCGTCTTCGGCCCAGTTCCTGTAAATCGACAGAATCGTGGAACTACTTTTGTCGATGGTAACGACATAAGGCAGTGCAACTCCATCGGGATCTTCAAACCCTGGTACATCAATGTCACAATGCATTTCAAGTAGTTGGTGCCGTTCGTTATCATCCCACGAAGGACTGACGCCACCAATCTCGTTGAACTTGCTTGTGATCGGATTGTCTTCGATATGCGAAGTAGTGAGTTCCACATCACGATAAAAGCCACTGACTTGAAGTTTTCTTACCTGATTAGTACTACGGTTCATGACATGGGTATAGCGTTCCGCATGCTGTAGCTCAGATTCATTATATGACACAACAAAATCCTCCGCCGGAACAAACATCGAAGTCGGTCTGCCCAACGAAGGATCAAAGTAGATTTTACGGAATGCCGAACCAGCAAGCGGTAGACTGAACAGAAGCTTTTCGGTTTCAGACCGATATTCGGTCATCACTTCGATAAGCTGATAGTTCATATATTCTTGAACACGCCGTGCCTGCTTCTCACGATCATCGGTAACAACACCCCAGATCTGTGTTTTGACCGGACCCTTGGCTGGCATGATTTCTTGAATCGTCTGCGCCTGGAACCGTACCACGGCTTCGGAAAGCATCGGATGGAATACCCCGCAGGCTCCAGCCCACGGGGTAGTACGGTCTTCGATCTCCAGACCTAGCTGGTCGAGACCTTCCTTGTACGTTTCTTCCCAATCCGAACGGCTGCTCTTGTCGGAATCGAACATCCCGATACAGTCGAGTGCCAGGGTACGAAGTTCGTCATCATCAACATACTCAGCCAGATTGGAATCGAATTCTTCTGCTCCGGCACCCATGAGATCTGCCATGGGATCGAAATCAATCTCAACGCCACCGTCTTCCAATTCCGTAATCAAGGAATCGCCAATAGGCATTTCCTCTTCTGCAACCATAAGCCCTTCAGGACTCATCTCGAAATCGTCTTGATCGAAAAGCCCGTTAAGGGGTTTATCTATAGGCATACAAGATCTCTCTGCGGCATGGTTGCTCCATCACACAATGACGATATACACCGGCTTAGTCAATAATAGTCTGCTTTGCGCCCTGGAATCAACTCGTCCATCGGATAGTCGCTATTCATACTGATAAAACCACCCTGCCTGAATCTTATAAGTGCTTGCGTAGACGAATCTACAAGATCATCGTGGTCGCCGTAAGGAAATGCCGCAAACTGTTCTATCACTTCTTCGGCCCAACGCTTTTTCGGAGCATAAACGTGCCCACTGAAAAAGAGATCCGATACAGCATTCACCCTGGCAACCTTGTCCTTGCCCCTACCAGGCGTGTATTCCGCGACAGGGATTCCAATTCTGCGAAGCTCGAAAATCAAAGGACTACCCGCCGCCTTCGCTTCCACGATAAAAGCATCGGGTTCGTATTCCTTGTACATCTCATACGCACGGACCTTCAGATCGGGAAACTCTAGACGTTCCTGCAACGCATCCAACAAAACAATTTTTGCATGACCATCTTCCGTATAGAAAACGCCCCAGGTCGTGCAAGCACTGTAATCGGCTGTTTCCTTCGCAAGAAATGCCGTATCCCAGGATTGGATCACAAACTCGCAGTTCGGCGGATCTTTTTCCGTCCATTCCTTCCACCACTCCCGTTTGATGAGTGCGCCTTCTTCGGAAGTCGGATCTTGCTGATACTGAGCACTCCACTTCGGAACCGGAAGCTCTGCTCTCAGAGACTCAAGCTGATCCAGGGGCCAGAATCCAGGCCATAGCGGTTTACCGCTTGGAAGGATCGCAGGCAGTTCGATAATTTCCCACTCGTCAGAACCGCCTCTTTCGATAGATGCCTTCAGAATGCTGCCCGTTAGATCCTTGGTTGACCAACGAGTCATCACCAAACAGATAGCCCCACCAGGCTGCAACCTCTGGCGAGGACCGGAAGTGTACCACTCGTAAGTTTTGTTGTAGACATCGGGATCGTTCAAGGCCGCTTCCTGCTCAGAATGCGGATCATCCACAATCAGGATATCCGCACCCTTACCAGTTACCGCACCACCAACTCCGATAGCGAAGTAGTCTCCTTCCTTGTTCGTGTTCCAGCGTCCAGCAGCTTTCGAGTCCACACTAAGCGCGACACCCGGAAATATCTTGGAATAGTCGTTAGATCCAACAAGGTTACGAACTTTACGTCCGAAACCAACAGCAAGTTCCGCTGTATGAGCAGTTTGAATTACCTTACGATCAGGAAACTTCCCCAGATACCATGCAGGAAAGAGATGTGAAGCAAACTCAGACTTGGTGTGACGCGGAGGCATGTTGATGATAAGCCGCTTCAATTCACCACTCGCTATACGGTTAAACGCATCTGCCATGACACGGTGATGATTACCTTCGATAAACGCAGGCCAGACCTCTTTGACAAATGCCAGAAAGTCATCATTAGATTCAGCGCGTACACGGGCATCCGCCAACTCATCCAGAAGAATGAGTATCTCGCGCTTCTCACCAGGGGGCAGCGTATCAAGCTGCCCAACTACAGTTTCGATATCCACTTTCAAAAATTACACAAAAATTTTTCTCCAGAAAAGAGGGGGGCCTATTCCTGAGAAAAAACTCCCCTTACTAGTACTAGTATATACTAGCTAGTAAGAACTAGACCAGATACATACTAAAAAACAAAAAACCTAGATTAAACCAGCTAGATAGAATCTATGTACCACGAAAACGAAAATGACACGTTTGAGAACGTACTTCCGAAGTACGGGATCACGCCAGAAGAAGAAGTGGTGGTCAACAAAGCCGTGATCGCATACCAGATTCACAAATTTAAAAATAGAATCGTGCGAGACAAGAATGAAAAATGGTCCAGCGAAGATTATCTGGAAGCATATCCAGAATATTTCGAGAGACACGGCAATAATAAACTCAGATCGAAAGGAAAAACCGCTTCAGACATCATAGATGACTACTTCATCGAAAAAGGTGAAGATACAAACAACAGACGTTGGTATAATTTAGTAAGATGTGTTATAGCAATAGGTGAACATATAGCAAAATATGAAATGCAGTTCTAGAACGTGCAAAACTGTGTTTATTGCTCCCGGGTGCGCCGCCGGAAAAAAGGGGGGGCCGGGGGGGCGGGGTCAGACTCCTCCGGCCATTCGGAAAAACTGGGAGCCAGTTTCGACACTCGACCGGACCAGCTTCACCGGTCGCCGGTGGTCAGTTCGCCGGTACGCCGGTCTAACCCTCATGAGGGTTAGTGCTGAAAAGGTCACGTCGTATCGAGTCGATTAGGGGTATCAGGAAGCCGTTAAAAAAAGCTTCAAGTCGGTCCTTGATTCGATTAAATTTCCTGTGTAGTTCAGTTGCTTGCCCGACCGCCTCGCGGGGTCCGGTTGACCCCAGGCTCGTAAGAGTCGGTCGAGCTTCCGAACTACGGGACAGGCTGATTGACATACTTGCTGACGGACTTCACTGGCCCGCTCATTCTCTGCTAGGAGCGGCGGACCAGAGGCCAGCAAACCAAGGACTCAGATCAGGGTGCTATCACACGCTGAGGGAAACCCTCATGAGGGTTTCCGCACTGATCAACTTGATTGGGAAGACGCTCAGGTCCGCCTAGGAGCGGACGACAATATGAGCACGATTTCATTTCCAGAAGTACCCGCGAAGGACGTAGGACTAGTTGACGCCGTAACCGCAAGACTGACCGGCGTCGGATCGAATGTTGCCAAGGTGAAGGACTTAGGCCCAGAGGTTACAGACGCGAGCAAGGAAGTCTCTGCTTGTGTCTTTGGTGCCCTCAAGGAAGCCACCTCTGGCAACATGGGAAAAACCCGTTTCCAAGGGTTAAACGAGCAGGTTTTCCTAGCGACTTTTGAGAACGTGAAAACGGAATCAGAGGAGTATTGGAAAACGCATCAGGCACACCTTGAAGCTAAGGGGTGGACCTGGACAGATAGGCAAGACGACGGCCGCACCATCAAGGGTTTCAGGTCTGCTTGTTTGGATACTGTTTCCAACCTACGGATAAAAATGGTTTGGATCTCGTACGCGTTCGGTGCTGGAACGATCAAGACGCCGGAAGGTGTTGAGATTGATTTCAGGCGAGACGCTTGGAATTACATCAAGCAACCGGACGCGACTCTCCACGGCGTTTATAAAAGCTGTGAGGAAATGCTCCTGACCCATTGCCTACCGAACCTCAGCCAGCGTTTCAGGCTGAATGATTTAGATAGCGATGGCGATCCAAGAACGGACAAGGACGGTAAGAAAATTACCGTTGAATATTCGTTCACGAGTTCAGAGGACATGGACTCGTATCAGGACCAACTAGCAGAAGTTGAGGAGCTAGTTGAGGACGGGTTCGCGGCCTATTCAGAAGTAACCGAAGCTCAGGAACTTCTAGGTCGTATGAAAGAAGCGATGGTGAAAAGCTTCAAGGATCAGGACGCTTTCAAGGGCCTGATAATTGACGGCCGATCCATTGCGAAGATCAGGAAGCTAGAAGCGGCGGCGACTCGCGAAGCTGAGGAACTCTTGAGAAGTGCTGAAGAGACCGCAGCATCAAAAGCAGTTGCTGAACTTCTAGAGAACGGGGCCTCAGTTGCTGAGGTTCAAGCGGCATTAGAGATAGTCCGCGAAGCACAAGCTGAAAAAGTTTCAGCGTAACTTTTAAATCACTGTAGTTAGAGCGGAACCCCAATCAAGGCACGATAGAAAAAACCCCGTTCCCATTCTGGGAGCGGGGTTTTTTTTGCCTGTAACCCTCATGAGGGTTAGTAGGTAGCAGGTCCAAATCGTAACCCTCATGAGGGTTATCCTAGCTAGTTGTCTTTTGCTTTTGAATTACCGAAGAGCGCAGAAAGCTTGTCTTGTAGTTCCAGTTCAATCTGTTCGGGCGTTCTATTTTCTATCGTAACTGTGGTGCTATCATCAAACAGGCCGCTGCTCTTGCCTAGCAATTCCAATGCTCGCACTCGTGTGCTTGCGGGATTCTCTAAGTCTAGTGCCTCATCACGCAATCTTTCCAGCACCCAAGATTTACGCACCTTTTCCTGAGACTTAACTGCGGTGGCCTTGTCTTGGCGTAGCGCATCTATATGTGCTTTCACTCGTTCATTCAGTGCGATCTTGCTTGCCTCCACACGGATGGATGCGTCACTCATTTT